AACATTATATTGATCTTAATATTGGTATATTTGAAATGCAACAGGGAAATACTGAGTCAGCACCAAAAACATCGTCTGGGACAATGATGATGGAAGATTTTGGGCAAAGAAGGAGTAAAAGTAAATTAAGGGATGTAGAGGCAAGTTTAAAAAGACTTGGAAAGCTTATGTACCATTTAGCTAAGTCACATTATGATTTTAAGAAAACATTTAGAATAGTACAGCCAAATAATGATATTACAGAATATACGATCAATAAAAAACTCTATGATGATAAGACAGCGGAACTTCAAACAATTGAAAATAATTTAGCTGTTGGTACATTTGATATACGAGTTATTGGTAATTCTACTATGCCTTCTAATAAATGGGGTGAGTGGAATGTATATATGGAAGCATTCCAGGCTGGACTTATTGATAAGGTAGAAGCATTGAAGAAAACAGAAATATTTGATAAAGCAGG